CAGAATATATATAGATTAAAGGATAGCGATGAGCTATCGTTATATCATCAACACTTTTGGTTAGAATACATAATGAACGGTGCAACTTCTTCGGATTTTTCAAATATCCCAGATAACGTTCTATATCCACTTATGAAACGATGGGCATTCTCCGATAAGAGTTATAAAATGACTGAAATAAACAAATTAAAAGATGATCATCCAGAGTTTGTAGATTGGGTAAAGACAACTGAAAAGTTAGATCATAAAAAGATGCTTAAGGATAACATGAAGCCATTTGAAGAGATATTTTTTGGAGCCGGTGCAGAAATATTAGCAAATGCAAGTAATTTTTTAAGTGTAAGTCCTGATAAAACTGCTAAAAAGTTAGTAGACGATTTAAATAAAGCTGCAAAGTCGTTAAGTTCTAAAAAGGATTTTTCAAATATAGATAAATTAAAAACACAGTTACAAAGATTAAAGGCAATGCCAGATTTATCTAAAGCTGCACCCTCTGAAGGTTTAGTTTTTAAATATAATGGTAAGGTTTATAAGTTTACTGGGTTTTTTGCACCAATAAACCAAATATTAGGATTAGAAAAGTTTTCGAGGTAGGTTATGAATAGTGAAGATAGAGCATTAAAAAATATTTTACAAGGAAAGCCGGTTGAAAAGCGAGTAATGGTAGGATATACCGGCAAAAAAGAAAAAACTGGAGATGTTGAAAGTCATTTGACAAAGATAATGAAAGAGGTACGAACTCCTTGGTTTTGTCCGAAATGTAGTAAAGTAATGAAGAAAAAATTAGACGATAAAATGTGGAGATTATTCAACCATTGCTTTGATTGTCAAATAGAATTTGAACATGAATTAAGAGCAACTGGCAAATATGAAGAATGGGAGCATCAAAGAGTAGTTAGAAATAAGATAGCATTAATAAAGAATGATATCGCAGAATTAGTTGAATGGAAAAATAATTCAAAAACTACTATTGTAGAGCCTGTTAATGTCGATACTGGATTTGTACATACTGAAGATTACGTAACACCTCAAAAATACTTAGATGAAGCAGACGACGCAATAAAAGCTTTGACAGAAAAACTAAAAGAATTTGAAGATTATTTAGAAGAGAACAAGCTTGCCAACTAAACAGCAAATACAAGAAACTATACGTAAAGAATACGTTAAGTGTGCAATGGATCCAGTGTACTTTATGCGAGAGTACTGCTATGTTCAGCATCCTGTTAGAGGAAAAATTAAATTTGATCTATATCCGTTTCAAGAAACTACGCTTTCAGATGTAGCCAATCACGATTATAATATTATTTTAAAGGCAAGACAATTGGGAATATCTACATTGTCAGCTGGATATTCATTATGGTTGATGAATTTTCATAGCGATAAAAACATATTGGTAATTGCTACAAAACAAGAAGTTGCTAAGAATTTGGTAACTAAAGTACGTGTTATGCATAAAGAATTACCTAATTGGTTAAAACAAGGGTGTGCGGAAGATAACAAATTATCGTTAAGATACAACAATGGATCTCAAATAAAAGCGATATCTTCAACAGGAGAAGCCGGTCGTTCAGAAGCTCTATCGCTTTTAATCATTGATGAGGCTGCGTTCATTAAAAACATAGACGAAATATGGACTGCTGCTCAGAGTACATTATCAACTGGAGGTAAATGTATTGCATTATCTACTCCAAACGGTATGGGTAATTGGTTTCATAAAACATGGTCGGATGCAGAAGCTGGAACTAATAATTTTAACTTTATAAAGTTACATTGGACTGTACATCCAAGCAGAGGAAAATCTTGGAGAATGGAGCAAGATAAATTGTTAGGTCCGGACATGGCTTCTCAAGAGTGTGATTGTGATTTTGTAAGTTCAGGACAAACTGTTATTCCTGGTCCTTTACTAAAGAAGATACAAGATTCTTCAGTCATAGATCCAATAGAAAAAAGATATAACGACAATATGTGGATTTGGTCTCATCCAAAACCAAATAGAAAATACATGTTGTCTGCAGACGTAGCTCGAGGTGATGGCTCTGATTATTCAGCATTTCACATTATAGACTTAGAAAACTTAGAACAAGTTGGAGAGTTTAGAGGAAAGGTAGATACAACTAGGTATGCAAGCATATTAATAGCAGTTGCAACTGAATATAATGATTCGTTGCTAGTTGTTGAGAATAACAATGTTGGATGGGCAGTATTACAAGCAATAATTGATAGAGATTACAAGAATTTATTTTGGATGAAAAAAGATTTAAAGTATGTAGACTCTACACATCAATACACAAACAAATATAGAGGAGAAAACCGAGCAATGATTCCAGGTTTTACGACTTCAATGAAGAGTAGACCACTAATGATAGAAACACTGTCTAAATTTCTAAGAGATGGATCTGTTAGACTTAATTCTATTAGATTAGTCGATGAATTATTTGTTTTCATATTTAATAATGGAAAGGCAGAAGCTTTAAAGGGATATAATGATGACTTAGTAATGAGCTTCGCAATAGGATTGTGGATTAGGGAAACTGCCCTAAGATTACATGATGAAAATATGAGAATTACTCGTGAAGCAATGTCTAAAATCGATACTAATTCAGGTGTTTATACAGTTGAAGAGGAAAACGATTATGGATGGAAGCAACGGGTTGGTGACAAAAAAGAATCATTACATTGGTTGATATAATATGGCACAACAAGATACATTTTTAGATAGAATAAAAAGACTATTTTCGTCTAACGTTATTGTAAGAAACGTTGGCGGTAGAAAATTAAAGATAGTCGATACAGATGACGTACAAGCTGGATCCAAAACATTAATGGATAGGTACACGAAACTATTCAATACAAATACCGGTTATGGTGGATATGGAATGGGTTACAGTGGAGAACTAGCAAAAGCCCAACGAATAGCACTGTTTAGGGATTACGAAGCAATGGATGATGATTCAATTATGGCTTCTGCTTTAGACATATACGCTGATGAATCCACAATGAAATCTGAATATGGTAATGTGTTAGAAATAAAATCAAACAATGCTCAAATTCAAGAAATACTTCATAATCTATTTTATGATATTTTAAATATAGAATTTAATTTGTGGCCATGGATTAGAAACATGTGTAAGTACGGTGATTTTTATTTACACATGGAAATAGCCGAAAAATATGGAGTAGTAAATGTTTTACCTCTTTCGCCATACGATGTATCAAGGATAGAGGGTTTTAATCCTGAAAATCCAAACGAGGTAAAATTTGTATTGGATGCAACCGATCCAAGAAATATGCCAGGAAAAGCTGCGCAAACTGAATATGAAAATTTTGAAATAGCACATTTTAGATTGTTATCTGATTCTAATTATCTACCGTATGGTAAATCCATGATTGAGGGTGGTAGACGAGTATGGAAACAATTGTCACTTATGGAAGATGCGATGTTGATTCACAGGATTATGAGAGCGCCAGAAAAAAGAGTGTTTAAGGTGGATATTGGAAATCTACCACCCAGTGAAGTAGATACGTATATGAAAAGAATCATAGATAAGTCTAAAAAGACACCAGTTGTTGATGAAAATACTGGAGATTACAACTTAAAGTACAATATGCAAAATTTAACTGAAGATTTTTATTTGCCAGTTAGAGGTGGAGATAGTGGTACTAACATAGAATCTCTTCCAGGTTTAACCTATGAAGCAGTTGAAGATATTGAGTATTTGAGAAACAAACTATTAGCGTCATTAAAGATTCCAAAGGCTTTCTTAGGATATGAAGAAGGTGTTGGATCTAAAGCAACGTTGGCTGCTGAAGACGTTAGGTTTGCAAGAACAATTGAAAGAATACAACGAATAGTAATAAGCGAACTTACAAAAATAGCCGTAGCACATTTATATTCTCAAGGATATACCGATGCAGGATTAGTTGATTTTGAATTAGAGTTGACAAATCCTTCAACTATATACGAACAAGAAAGATTAGAATTATGGTCAACTAAAATAGGATTGGCTAGGGATATGAAAGCTGAATCTTTAGTTTCAGAAAAATGGATGTATGATAATATATTTAACTTTAGTGACGATGAAGTTACAAAGATTAGAGCTGATATAATTGAAGATAAGAAGCAAGAATTTAGAAAAGAATCTATAGCAAATGAAGGAAACGATCCTGCTCAACCTGCGCAAGAAGGTCAATTGAAATCTCAACCCACTTTAAATGATGAATCTGAAGATGAAGATAATGATGAAAAGCGTAAAAGAGATGAGGAAGATAGGGAAACTTATGGTGTAAGGGATGTTTTGGGCAAATACGATTACACCCATTCAGCTCGTAAAGATAATACTCCTGACACTAAACACAATTATAGAAAAAGTCCGTTAGCATTGTCTCATTTGGATAAGCTTAAGAGTCATTATGACAAAAAAGAAGTCAAAATGATCAACGAAGTAGAGAACTTGGAAGCGCAGTTAAAAGAAAAACCTTCAAAACTAGATTAATATTATATTTATTAACGAATACAAAAACTTAGCTAAGGAATTTGATGAAACATTCAAAAATAAGAAACACGGGTTTCCTGTTTGAATTACTAACCAGACAAGTAACAGCCGACATTATCAATGAAACTAAGTCGTCAGTTGCTAGTAACATTCTTAAAAAGCATTTTAATAAGAAGTCTGAATTATTCAAAGAGAATACCCTGTTCAACGTTATATTAGAAACAAAATTAAAAGACGCCGAAAGAGCAAAGCATCTTATTGCGACAACTATTAAGGCTCACAGAAAAAATGTAAATGAATCAAAGTTAAAGACTGAAAAGTATAACTTGATTAAGGATATAAAAGAAAATTTTAATATTTCAGATTTTTTCAAGTCTAGATTGCATAACTATAAGTTATTAGCATCTATACATAATGTTATATCCGAAGATTTTTCTAATCCAGTTAAGTCTTCAAAGAGTTTCTATACTGTGTTGGAGCATATATCATCAAATAAAAAGAAAGAACAATCGACTGAGATTATGGAATCACTTAGAAAGGAAAATTCAGATCTTAGAGCGTTGACATATAAAATTTTAGTTGAAAGGTTTAATAAGAAATATAGTAAACTTTCACAAAACCAAAAGGATGTTCTCAAAGAATACATACATAACGTATCAAATACTAATGGTTTAAAGGAATTTATGGAATCAAAGTATAAAATGATAATATCCGAGTTTAAAAAGCTATTTCCAAAAATAGACGATAAAGTTGTAAAGATAAAAATAACTGAGTGTTTAAAATTAATACGTAAAATTAATGTTACACCTAAAAATGAAACTACAAATGTTCTTAAGTTAATGAGATTTTATCAACTATTAGAGGATGTTAAACATGCCGTCTCAAAGTAAACAACTAGCAGAACTAATTAAAACGCTTATAAGACAAGAGCTAAAAGAATTGAGCGTTACTGGAGGAATAGACGGAGGAGAAGGTCCACCAAAAACTCCATACGCATTTAAAGATCCAAAGGACGATGATAAAGACGAAGACGATTTAAAATTATCAGATGGAATGTCAGTTGTAAAGGAAAATTATTGGCATTATCGTAATGATGAGTCAATGACAACAAAGCAAAAATTAGCAAAGTCAATGACGAATATTAGGGAAGCATTAACAATGATTGAAAGATCAATCAAGTACAATGTTAAACTTAAAAATGAAATGAAATTTGAATCTGATAGTTATATGAAAAGAACTAAAGTGGCTATAAATAAGATTTCTGAAAAACTAATTAGATTGTCAACAAAAATTAAGGATTTAGTATAATGGAAAAAGCACTTTTATTGGATGTGATTCCTTTTGATATTACACCAGAAAAAATAAACGAATCTATCAATGAGAATAATGGTAGATTGATTGTAAATGGTGTTTTACAAAGGGCAGAATCTAGAAATCAGAATGGAAGAGTTTATCCTAAAGATATTTTGATGAGAGAATCTAAAAAATATACGGCAGAGTTTATAAAAGAAAGAAGAGCTATGGGAGAATTAGATCATCCAGATAGTTCAGTAGTAAATTTACAAAACGTTTCTCATAATGTGTTAG